TAGGCATTGCCCCTGATGTAAGCAGCTACAGCTACCAGTACAAGGACAATGTGTACCTTGAGGAAGACTGTGACTTGTCGTTGTTGTTACAACGATTGCACTCAGATAATGTGTCAGTTAAGTGGGTCACTAAACACACCGATGGTGATAGCAAGATTCGTTCTTATGAAAGGTATGCATATGTACAAGATACAAACCAGACTGCGTGACAAGTGGTACTGCCTAGAGTTTGATGTGTCAGACAGTGGCAACTACAAGCCAAGGCGTTATGCCACACTACCTGATGCATCAAATGCACTGGAACGCTACCTTGATGGCTTGTTCTTTGCCAACAGGGAACAGGTAGACTTAGGAAACTTTCGTATAGTTAAGGAATGAAATGAATACAAAGATGTTAAGACATGTTCGCACTCTGTTCAACACCGAAGGTGTAGAGAGGCGTATCAATAGACACAACCAACGGCAGTGGGTGCGTAGCATTCGCTTCCTCGGTGACAAGTGGTTGTTAGCTACACCAGTACAACGAAAGGAAAATGTAAATGCGTAAAGACAATCCAACTTGGCCTTTCCCTGCCAACCCACTACCACCCTCTCAACCACCTGAGCCTAGACATGAGTGACATGGAGATGTATACTTGGTTCTTTGCATGTTGGTGCATAGCAATGGTGGCTATATGGATGTAGACCTTAGCTATCAGCTAGGCTTTGTTCGTGGACTGCGTAGCTTAGGCATCAGCTACCAGTGGATGAGCAGGGATTACATCAAGGGCTATGCCAAAGGCACTGAGATGAAACGACTACACCTATTACAGGAGGAAAATTATGTTAAGCGAAGTGGACATCAGGGACTTCGACAAGCAACCAGTGACACCGCTGTACTCAGTGAAGCCTAAGAGCTATGTACAATGCCCTCGCACTGAGGCTGTCTACTACTTCGATCACATCGATGGCATGTATAGCTACTGCCTAGATATGTTCGGTGACACTATCCATCTAGTAGCATGGATGGATGTGATACCTTTGGCTAAAAAGCCTGAGTAAACTGTAGGGGTATTGCACTGCCCCTAATTTTGTGGTTATAATTAAGCGTCAGTTGCTGACACTCACTCACTTTTCTTAAGGAAACATCATGGCTAAACATGTAATCTTCTCTCGCAATGTTAACAATTCTGCTCTCTCTACAGAGCGTATCCAACAACTTGCCCCTGCTGCTTTCAGCACAACCAAGGCTGACCGCCTTACAGATCGTTATGTGTCATTGAACACAAGCGACATCATCACAGTGATGCAAGACTATGGATATGCACCAGTGCAAGCAGCACAAAAGCGTAGCCGTAAGAACAACCCTGCTCACTCAGGTCACATGGTAGCCTTCGCTAAGACATGGGACATTGACTTCGGCACTGCTGACATTCGTCCTGAGATCATCTTGTACAACTCTCACGATGGCACTGGCTCAGTGAGACTGTATGCAGGTTGCTTCCGTTTCATCTGTGACAATGGCCTCATTGCAGGTGATGGTTTCCAGTCTCGCATCTATCACAGCAAGGCACTGAGTGGTTTTGAAGAGATGCTTAAGAACACTGTGGCTACATTGCCCACCATGATGGAGCGTCTTGAGAGACTGCGTGGTGTGACACTTGACCCACATCAGTCAGTGATCATGGCTAAGCGTGGTGTTGAGACACGTTGGGACATGCTTGAACAGCAGACCAATGGTGTGTATGCTACCCCTCAAACCATTGCTGATGTGTTGAAATTACACCGCACTCAAGACAACTACATGGATGCATTCACTGTGTTCAATCGTATTCAGGAAGGTGTTATCCGTGGTAATGCATTCGTTAAGAGTCTGTCTGACAAGCACCCCAATGGTGTGACTCGTAAGGCTCGGCCTGTTAGCAGTGTGAAAGAAAACATCCGCATCAACTCAGAGTTGTGGGACATTGCCGAAGACATTGCCTTCGCTTAATTAAACAAGGCAGGGGCTTAGTCCCCTGCATAAGGAAATACATGCATCAAGATAAAGCAATTGGTATGTTCATGGGTCTGTTCATTGGAGATGCACTGGGTGCTCCATTGGAATTCATCAGACCACATGAGATGACGAAGACATTGACAGAGATGGAGGGTGGTGGTGTACACAACACTGCCGAGGGTGAGTGGACAGACGATGGTGCTATGGCTGTGGCTATTGCTGATGCATACATAAGCAGCAAACGCTTTGACCCTGAGGCCATTGCCATGAACTTCAAGATGTGGAAGAAGACAGGCCACTTTGGTACTCGCAACTATGTCTTTGACATTGGCAGGACATGCAGTGAATCCATTGACCGCATCACTCCGACACATCCCTATGCAGGTAGCTGTAGCTATAGTTCCAGTGGTAACGGATCTATCATGAGGCTTGCTCCCATTGTACTTGCCAATCACAACAACATGCCTAGTGCTGTGGCACAGAGTGTGGCTGTGTCGTTAATGACACATGGCAATGCAGACACTGTGCATTACATTGCAGGGTTTGTGGCTGAGCTTATGTCAGGAAAGGCAGAGGACAACTTCGACTATCTCAAACACTTCCGTGATGTGTATGCATCAGGAACTATCATGTATACATACAACATGGCATGGGAATGTGTGAGAGAAACATCAAGCTTTGAGAAAGCTTTAGTGATGGCAGTGAACAAAGGCTATGACGCTGACACTGTTGGTGCTGTGACAGGTATGTTGGCAGGGCGTAAGTATGGACTGAAGGGTATACCTACACGATGGCTTGATAAGCTTGTGAAGAAGGACGAACTAATTGATATGGCTGAGAAACTTTATGCACTAGGAGGAACAGATGAGTGATAATAATATGCAATCAGCTTTCCCTGATCAATTCAAAGATGGCATGACCTTGCGTGACTACTTTGCAGCTAAGGTTATGCAAGCTATGCTTGGTCATGGATGGGTTCTTAAAGAAGAAGCGATCCCTGCAAGGGCGTACAAGATGGCTGACATGATGATGAATGCAAGGGAACAAGAATGAACTTGCCTCGCTATGTGACACTGGCTAAGGCCACCGAAGGTGTCCTCAAGTATCGCTACAACCCACCACAGGATGCAGTGGATGCAGGGGTGGTGGCTAGGCGTGTGCTTGGGGAAGACAAAGCCAAAGCCTTTGCCTTAGCTGAAGAACTAAATGCTCAGCTAGACAACTGGCGTAAAGAGCTTAGATATCTTAAAGATATATCTGAGAAGACGAAGGTGGCTGACTTAGTCAAGGCATACAGGAACAACATCACTTACACAAAGCTCAGTGTTAAGGCACAGCGTGACTACATCTACTACCTACAGGGATGGCAGGACAGCCGAGCCAATGGTGTTAGTCTGTATCAGTGTAAGCTAGGTGACTTAGTCACACCGCATTGTCAGAAGATATATGAACAGCATGCTGAGCACAGTGTTAGCCTAGCTAACCACACCTTGGCAGTGTATCGCTTGCTATTCAACTTCGCTATTCGTCATGGCTACATCAAGCACAACCCATTCAGCAAGGTGCTACGAAGGGCAGACAAGCCTCGCAGAACTGTGTGGAGCAGGGAAGATGTTAGGGCATTCATGAACACTGCCTATTCCACATTCAAGTGGCGTAATGTAGGACTCATTGTGCAGATGGGCTATGAGTATGGACAGCGCATGGGTGACATGCGTAAGCTTAGATGGGATCAGGTGGATCTAGAGAAGGGTGTGTTGCACTTGGAACAAAGCAAGCGTAGGTCTAGGGTGACTATCCCCACAAGTCAGGGGTTACTAACTATGCTGAGACAACAGCATGCTGAGTTTGGTTGGCAGCAATACATTGCACCATCTAATGTTCCTGATAGGAAGGGTGGCTTGCTACCTTACAGTTTGTTTAACTTGTCTAGAGTAGCTAAACAAATTATGATTGATGCTTCTTTGCCTAATGACTTGGTGTTACAGGACTTGCGAAGGACCGCCATCACAGAGATGATTGAGGTGGGTGTACCCATCACCAACATCATGTCAGTGTCAGGCCATGCCACACCGCAAAGCCTAACACCCTACATCAAGAACACCTTGCGTAGTGCAACAGTGACACAGGAAATGAGGGGGCTTACATGATGTACAGATGTTCTAAATGTAGGGGTATGTATGAGCGTGATAGTAGTAAGGCGTGGATAAAAAGTTACTGTAGTAATACAGATTCATATGCTAGATTGATAAGGAGAAACATATGACAAGAGAAGAGATTGAAGCTATCGTTGTAGAAGAACTGGAGTTTTTACTTCGGTGGGAAAGTAATTTACCTGAGCCATCTCAGGACATGGAACTTATTAAAGCAACTATGAGAGTGCTTAAGGAATTCAAGGTGAACAAATGAGTGCATGGCTTATCGCAGTTGTAGGTGTAGTGTATACAGTGGTGGCAGTGGATCTGCTACTCAAAGGTAACACTGGGCTAGGCATAGCCTTTGTTGGTTATGCACTGGGTAATGTGGGTTTGTATATGGAGGCAGCAAAATGATACACACAGATGAAGACGATGAGTTTGCTCGCATTGAACGTGAGAATTCAATGAAGGGTCAGCCCTATAACTGGGAAGCTAATGCCATCAAAGCTGCCATTCGCATGGAGCGTGAGGCGTGTGCAAAGATTGCAGATGAGTGGGCAGTAGGTTGGTTTCATCCATCAACAGTTATTGCAGAAGCCATCCGAGCAAGGGGAAAAAATGAAACTACATGAACTAGAAGATCTCATCCTAGCAGCATGGATGACAAGAGAAGACATTGACTCTGTGTTGTGGGTGTTGTTGGACAGAGAGAAGAAGCCCGATGAAGATGAGGTATCCAATTTATTAATTGGCCTCCATGCTATGCACGATGCTAGAATGGCTAAGCTATTTCAGGGGTACGACACTGTGCTTAAGACTAACAAAGTAACTTACAAAGGCCATGACTTTCCTAAAAACAC